TCTGTAATAAATTCATGTTGTTTCTGTATGAAATTCTCATAGAATTTTTCTGTACTAACAACTTTTTTTGCTAATTCAAATATTTTACTTCCTAAGTGCATGTTAACAGAAAAAGGCTGGTCGATTTCAAAAGTGTCATGAGAATTTGAACTAAAGTTATGTTGACTCAATGCAACTCTTTTTGGAAATCCATTAGTAAAATAAAACGCAGATTCAAGAGATCTTTTTCTACCTTCAGCACTTGCTGTACCTATACCTGGGTTGCATGTAAAATAAAGAAATTCAACAGAATATTCTTTCTGAGCAAAATTTTCTAAACTACTTACACCTGTTTCTGGGTCTAAAATTGAAGTAATCCAATTCTGAAAAGGACCAGAAAAAACATTACCTGAAAGTTCTTGAAACTTTAATGTTACTTCATTACAATTCTTATTGATTTCATTTGGAAAATGATATTCATTTCCAGTAAAACCACCTGATACAGAAGAAGTTCCAAGGTCTAAATCATTAATACCTGAAAGTTCTTTAAAAGACATTTCCATTAATCTAAAAAAACTAAGATCACTTTCATCACCGTTCGGACTAGTTAATTTAGCAATTTGTTTTGGAACATTTGTAAAAATTACAAAAGCCCAACCTGATAAGAATGGATCTGCTATCAATCTTGAAGCACCCATCCCTCCAGGAAAGACTGGAGCTTTATTAACGATATCAACCATATCGTTATTTCTTGGAATAACCTTAAGCATTTAATTTCTCCTTTATAAAAAATTAATAATATTTAAATTAAAAAAAAGGAGGTCAATTAAGACCTCCTTATTAAATTAAGCAGTTTGAACAACGAAGTCAAAAATAAATGATTCTACTATATCGGCAAATTTTACATCAACTTTTATTCTCATTATTTTTTTTCTAACTTCATTAGCGTTTTGATAAACAGTTACAGTAATATAATCACATGCTTCATTACTTACATATTGAGCAAACTGTTCGTCTAAATCTTTCTTTAAGTTATTATTAATAAACTTAACTCTCTTGTTCTGGTATCTTTCAGCTATTTCTTCTCCTTCTCTCTTCATTCTAAGAAGAGTTCTAATTGCAAAAATATTAGTAAGAGGAGTATTCTTAGTTTGAGAAGTAAGCTGAGTCATAAGCCTTGTGTTATTCCTGTCAGTTATAGCGTAATTTATTCTAGCTTTATAAAGTTCATCAGCTTGAGCTTTATTAGGAGTATAGCTTAAACTTCCAGTTTTTATAGTATTGATTTCACCATAACCATAGCCAGCTATAATTTCATGAACACCTATAGTGCTATCTATTTTAGGTATTTTAGTTGAAAGCTCATAAAGAAGAGGAGCTTTTATTTCAGCATTATTGTATTTGTCTGTATAAATAGCTGACTGTCCATAAATAGCTGAATAGAAAGTATTTACTTCAGCAAGTAAGTTATTTCTTGAATTTAAAGCAGAAAGATAGTTAGGGTCAATAGCTAAATCCAAAAATACAAAAAAGTCTTTTCTTTCTTCATTTCCAGCTAAATCTATAATAGCTTTTTTAACATCAAAACTTTCACATGAATCCATAACTACATCGAATGGGAAGTTTCTTCTATCTATTACTTCTGTTGTAATGTATCCTCTATATGCTGCTGCTTTTAAGTAATTCTTTAAAGCTGTCATATCACTATTACTCAATAAAGTTCCGTCAGCAAAGAAACCATCTAAAGAACCACTTGATCCCTGATTAAAGTTTCCATAAGTAGCATAAAACTTATAAAGTACATCATTTACTATAGATGAAGTTATTACTGCAAAATTAGATTGCTTATAATTATAATTTAATACACCTATAGGTTGAATACTTGCATCAACAGCAGAAGCATCTACTTCTATATACTTTTGCTCCAAATCAGTTCTAGATGAAGAATCTCTTTCTTGTTTAAGTAAGAAATCAAAAAGAGTTGGATTAATATCAACACCGTCTATAGTTAAATCAGTAACTAAAGAATTAAATACATCTGGATTATCTACAAAAGTAAGTCTATCAGAAAAACTAACAACATTTTTAAGAACATCAGCTATATAGTAAGATCTTCCATATTTATCTAAAGCTGTTGGATCTAAACTTACAACTTCTGGGCCAAAAATTGTCTTTTCCACATTATTTATTTTGATAAAAACTTCAAAATTATAAAGTCTATATCCTAAATCATCTTCATCCTCTACATTATAAGAAGAAAATTTAATTCCTAAATTATTATCGTCCTTTGTATGATTTCCAGTTAAACCAAGAAGTATATGTCTTTTAAAACCATCTGTTGTAGTTTCTGTGAAATAAGGGTTTGTTGATGAATAAGGATTAGCTATAAATGCATCCAATTCAGCATAACTTGTAGCATATTTACTTACAAGGATTGGTCTACAAAGAGTATAAGCATTTTTTTCTGGAATGATAACAGTTAAAGATTCATATGTTTCATACTCGTCTTCAGTGTAAAATCCTTCTGTTTTACTTATAAAAAATTCATAAGAATAAGGCCCAGTTCCTGTTTTTACTATAGTTTCATCTAAAATTAAAGATGAATAAATTGCATTTATAACAGGAGTTAAAACTTCATCACCCTTTCTATTTATAAAAAAAGATGTATCAATAGTTTTTATCGGAAGAATCTGATAATAGTTAGTTGAATATTCTATATATGTAGAAAAATAAATTCCTTCATATGGGGTTTCACCTGTTGCAGCTTTTACTAAAGAAACAGATTGAACTGAAACAGTACCTAAAAGATCACTTCCTTTTTTAATTATTAATTCTTCACCGTCATGTAATCTTAAAGTAGCGTTATCTTCAACTACTAAACTTTTACCACTAACGATAGGTGCTGTAGCTGAAGGAACAATAGCTATACCTGATACGATAGGTGTTGTTATATCTGTTAGGCTATAAAAGTTAAGAGTATCGCCTGCCTCTAAACCAGTAGTATTAAAATTTCCAGATAAATAAATATAAGGAGTTATTTTTTCATTTAAAGCACTTCCTATTTCTTTATATCTAGTAACTTCCATTCCTGGCTCAAGAGAAAGACTGTTAGCATGATTTGCTTGTACTTTTATTTTACTTGCCATTTCTGTTAAAACTATACTAGAAAAACTATCTATAGATTCTTCTTCTTTAGCTGGAACTCTTTTAGTTTGTACATCTAAAAAAGTATTTGCTATTGATCCTGGAAGATACATTGGCTTTTCAGCATCTAGAAAGGGAACTACTCTTAATATATAAGTAGCTACGCCATTTGCTAAAAAATTTGCAGCATTGTAAGGTGCTAAACCATGTTTCTTAAAATTTGGTGTTCCAAATTCATTAACATAATTAATTTCACTAGTATGTCTTACTAGTTTATTTGCTCTTCCTTTATCGGAAGTAATGACCTGAAAGTAATTTATACCTGTTAAATTTACTTCTGTTTCTTCAGGTGCATCAATTATCCTCGAAAGAATAAAAGGACTTAAGATTTCCATTTTGCTCTCCTTAATAAAAAAAATAATAAAATTATATAAACTTTTAATTATATGTTAACTAAAGTTATTAGTTTATTGATGGATAAGCTTCTCAATAGGTGTAGAAGCTTCTTTTTCATTCTGTCTAGTTCTATTAATTGAAAAAGTTAAAGATTTAAAGAAATCTTCAAAAGTTATAGAACTAAAAGTACTTTTTATATGCGGTAAATTTTTACTAGAAATATAAATAAAGTCTGAAAGATCTTTTTCTGTTAAAGTCTTTTTTATTCTACCTAATTTCATTCTTAGTGGTTCATTTATATCTTGTGAATTTCTAGCAAACTCACTTGTTAAGGCTTCTAACAAAATATAAGGTAAATTAAATTCAGAAGTCATTCCATTTATTTCTATACAATTTAAAATGACATGAATTATATTATTATAATTAATAATTTTAGGAAGTTTACCATTTAAAAGTAATTGAAGTAAATTATATAAACTATGGTGATTTCCTATTAAAGAATTATTTTCTAATAAAACTGAATCTTGAAAACTCTGTAATACTAAATATTTTTGATTTTTTTCTAATTCTTTTATTTCATTTTGAGAAGACTGATAGAACGAATTAAATAATATTCTCATATTTACAGGAAAAAGACAAGATTTAAAAACTCCATTATCTGTTTCTTTATTATGTGCAGATAATTGAAAAAGAGCTAAAGTATTAATAGCTGATCCATCTAGTGTTGCTATTCCATTTTCTATATAATCTTGTGGAATATAAATTCTTAAAATAGGTACATTTGTTATTATTTGTTCATTTTTGGTGGTAAAAAATCTTTCCATAAAAACCCCTTTAAATAAAAATATTAATTTTATGTTTTAAGTTTATCATAATATTATAAATAAAAAAATCAGATATCCAATTTTGGATATCTGATTTTAATTTAATTTTCTATCTTTTCATTTTCATTAATAACTTCTTCTTTCACTTCTTCTTTCTTTTCAATTCCCAATTCTTTATTTACTGTTTCTTTTATTTTAGTTGCTACTTCATTTAATTTATTTTCTTCTTCTGTGTTTATTTCAATAATTTCTTTTTCTATATCTGGATAAATGTTTTTTACTAAATTAACAATTTCAGGTGTTCTCTTATAAGCTGTTATGAGTAATTTAGAATAAAAAAAATAATCTTTTTCATTTAGTTTCTTATTTAAAAAGCTTATTAATTTATAAAAAAATTTAGGACAAGAGAAAAGAGAAAAAGTATTTAAAACACCAGTATTTAAAATATCCATATGTTTAAGAAGTAAAAGAGGAGTTACTATTTTTAAATTTTCTTGAGAAGAAAGTCTTGTAACTTCCATTTCTAACGCAGTTAGTTTAGTTATGATAAGTTTATTTACTTGAATTTTTAATTCTTTTAAGGATTCTTTTTGTTTATTAAAAGTTTCTTCGTCTTGTGTAGTTCCTATTGCTTGTCTTTCTTCTTGTTCTTTCTTTAACAATTCTTGATACTCTTCTAATTCTTTTACTTTATTTGAGAATTCTTCGTCTAATTCTTCATCTAATATTTCTATAGGATTTTTAATCTTATTTAATTTTTCTATATGTTCATCTATTTTAACTATAGTTTCTTCTATTTTTTCTTTATTTTCTTTAGGAAGTAATTCATCATTTAATCTTCCTTTGAGATCTCTTTTATAATCTATCAATATTTCAACTTGTTCTTCAAAAGTTTTTTTATCTAATTCTTCTAATTCTTGTTTAGTCTTTTTAGCAAAATTATTTTTTTTACTTTGCATATTTCTTATTTTCTTTACATATTCTTCTTGTTTTCTCAATTCAGCTAGTTTTTTTCTTTCTTTTTCTAATTTAACTTTAACAATTTTTTCTCTTTCTTTTTTCTTTCTAAAATCTTTTTGAAGTTTAATAGCTTTTTGTGACATGCGAGACTCCTTTACTTGCTCATACTGTTATAAATATTGGTTAAATAATTATTATTTAAATTATTTACTAAAAGACTAATATTTTCTTCTTCATTTAAAATACTAAAGAAATTAACTGAAAAATGATCACCTAAATTAATTAACGTCATTGGTTCATTATCATCAAAGAAAAACTTATAAATATTGGAAAAACAAATATTATCCGATTCTAATTTATAAATATTTTTAAATATTTCTTCTGGAGAGTTTCTATAAAAGTCTAAAGAATCTTTCACAATATTTTCCATACTATTTATGATAACCAAATTGTCAAGAGATGTTTTTTTCTTTAAATTTATAAATTCTAAATCTTTCTTATTTAAATCAACTTTATAAGACTTTATTATTTCTTCTCTATTTGAGTTGATGTAACTTTGTACTAATAATTCGTATACTTTTTTATTTTCTATAATAAAAAATTCATATACATTTGATAAAATTTTTTCTAAATCCATATCTATTTCATATTGATCAGTGTCTAGAATTAAATCAAAAGCATTAGCTATTTCTTTTAAAAACATAGAAAAAATCTCTTTTCTTCTAATTTTAATTCTATTTAATAATTCTGGGTTGTTTTCACTTGTTAAATTAAGAAAATTAAATCTTTGCTTAATTATTTCAAATAAATTTGGAAGAGAACCTAAAGTAAGTTTTCTGTTTTGTATTTGTTCTCTTATCATTTTAACTAATATTTCTTCTGACGAGCTTGACATAAGGGAAAATTCATCATCCAAATCCATTTCCTCTAATAAATCGTCAAGTTGGTCTTTTTCAAGATCAAAATCACTCATTTTTTCCTCACATTTTAAAAAAGTTATTATTAATTATATATTTCTGATTTTAAAAAATTAAAATTATTTTTTATTATTACCATACATTATGTCTAAAATATTATTTTTCTTCTTAGACGCTTCACCTGTTAAACCTTGTCTTTTAGCCGTTTCAATAAAAATCTTAGTTTGTTCAGAAAGACCAGCATTATTAGCTGTAACTTTGTTTAAATCTAAAACTTTCTTAATTTTTTCTTTCGTGTACAAGTCGGTTTCTTCTTCACCTAATCTATAAAAATCCCTCCAAGTGCTTTGAGTTTTAGAATATTTAGCTATAAGATATCCTAATAAAATATCATCATGAGCATTACTTCTGTGTTCAATTTTACCACTTGTTTTCACTTCTAATGATTTTATTTGATCAAATATTAATTCAGATCTTATATTTTCAGGTGAATTTCTTACTTCTTCACCTAAAATATCAAAGAAAATTTCTCTACTTTGCGGTGAAGTATCAATACCATATCTTTTATTCATCTTTTTATTTTGAGTTTTTGTAATAGTATGTTCTTGATCTCTTTTTCCTTGTAAAACTTCTCTCTCCATATCTTTATCAATATAAAATAATCTCTTTTTTAAAGTAAATAAAGTTGGATGATTTTTTTGGTCTAAAAACATTTGAATTATGGTTAAACCGTAATTGTTTTTTTCTATAGATACAATAGATCTAAACAACCAAAAAGTCATAATATCACCTATAAAATAAGCAAACTTTGGCACTGAGAGATTTCTAGTTTCTATTATAAATGCTGGATTCCCAGTTTTAGGATTAATACCAACTATTGTACTACTATCTTGACCTAAACCACCTGCAACGTCAACACCTAAAAGATATTTTGTTAATGGTTTCATCTCTTCATACATATACACTTTAAACTTTCTATTTTCAAAATTATAGTAAAAACATACAGGTTTTACTAAAACATTTCTTACAGCTGTTAATTCTTCTTCTGTAAAGGGAGATACATCAGATGAGTAAGTCCATTCAAGATCAATTTCTCTTTTTATTTTAAGTAAATCATTATTAACAAGTCTACATTGCTCTTCATACCAATCTTTATCATATCCTAATTCCTGCCAAGTAAATTTACTATAAATAAAGTCATTAGTGGAGTTTTCTTTAATAAATCGTCTTAACTCTTTCTTCTTCCAATCTAACATTTCTAATTCAAACTTTACAGAACTATCCATCCAGTTTTTACAATGACTCCCTTCCTCACTATCTAAGAAATTTGGAGTAGTAGTAAGTAATATTCCATAAGGTTTTTTATTTTTTTTAGCAAACTTAGCAGCTTTACTCAGTGCAAAAACAGCTGATGAAAATATAATTTCGTTATATTTTAGGAACGCAACGTTTTCTTTACATGACTTCGTAAATTTCATGTTTTATATTTCTATAATTACTCATACTTTCATATGAGACGAGACTATATCTTGTTCTTTAATTAAGTTTAAAGAACCCCTGCACTTCCACTCACTTGAGTGTACTCTACTCGGTTCTACACCATAACTATATGGCTTACCCTTTCGATAGTCGTTGAACTTTCTTATTTAAATGAAGTATACATTTTTCTTATTTCGTCTAATTTTTTTTGAAATAACTTTCTACTATCGTTATATTTGATTCTAATTAATGGAATTTTATTTTTCTTACAATATTCATTTTTTAATTTATCTCTTTTTTGTTGTTTATTAAAATTCGAAACAGCTTGTTCTGAATCATATTTACTAAAAATAGGAAAAAAGTGTTGTTTTCCATCAAATTCTAAAAGACAAATTAATTTACCCCTTTTATAAATGGCAAAATCAAATAATAATTTTTTTTCGTTATATAAATCATTAAATGAAACTTCACTATTAAATTCAATATCCTCTTTAATTAAAAATTCTTTAATCACTTGAGATTTCATTGAATTATGGGGTAATCCAAAACAATAAGGGCATCTATTTCCATTACTTAAAAAATCATTAGGTCGAACTTCAAAAAAATTATTACAAACAATATGTTTCATTTTTATTTTAGTTTTATTATTAATATAATTACCTACGACTAAGTATTTATTATTTGTTAATTCCTTAACTTCATTAACAAATTCTTCTTGAGTTTTTTTCTTACTTTTATAACAATGTGAACATCTATAACCTGATTTAAAATTAGCTGGTGTTATTTCAAATATTTTATTGCATTTTTTATGTAAAATTTTTATTTTAGTATTGCTATTTATATATTTATCTTTTAAAATATATTCATTATTTGTTTTTTCTTTTACATATAAAGCAAAATCTTCAGTAACTAATTTTTTATTTCCTGCGCAGTAGGGACATCTTCTACCTAATAAAAATTTAATAGGTGCTACGTCATAAGTATTTCCACATTTGTTATGTGTTACTTTAATCTTAGTTAAATTAGTAATATACTCTTCAATAAAAACATATTCTTTTTTTACTAAACGATACACTTCATTTTTAAATTCTTTGTTTGTTTTCTTTTTTGACATTTAAATTACTCCTTTTCTTTTTGTTATAACAATCCCAATTTTTTAATTGGATTTTTATTTAAATGTTAATTAAGAAAATAAATAAAGAATTAAATAAGCTTAGCTGCTGATTGTCCAATCCTTTAAATTTTTAAACATTCAAGCTTATCTTTACAGATTACTTTGTAGTTTTAAAGGCTCTAAGGAGTTTCCAGCAATTCACAAGGTTTTTCAACATACATTACTGTATGAAGGAGCAAATTGTTACTCATCCCACCAAAGCACTGGGATCGTAAGACCACGTGTTTTTCTTATTTATAGATTCGTTATTTCTATAATTACTCATACTTTCATATGAGACGAGACTATATCTTGTTCTTTAATTAAGTTTAAAGAACCCTTGCACTTCCACTCACTTGAGTGTACTCTACTCGGTTCTACACCATAACTATATGGCTTACCCTTTCGATAGTCGTTGAACTTTACTCTTATAATTAAATTAATAAGAGTCTTAGCTGCTGATTGTCCAATCTTCTTAATTTTTAAACATTCAAGCTTATCTTTACAGATTACTTTGTAGTTTAAGAAGCTCTAAGGAGTTTCCAGCAATTCACAAGGTTTTAATGTTGGGCCGTAAATTTTTTCCATATTTTTTATTAAATTATTTGCAGATATTTAAAATAAGTTTGACCCAACTTATCTGCTTGCACCGAACTCAGGGCTGTAGGTAAGGCTTTTATTTTGTTCTTATTCAAAAAATTTTCTATATACTCAATTCG